GGGGGATGCTCTGCTAGGATCCCCAAATGGTGTTTAAGAAAACACCCACCACCCAAAACAAAGAAGCGGCCAGAAGCCGCTATCGATGTTAAGGGAAAAACACAAAGGCAGCTATGCTAATGTGTAGGCACCTATCTGTTAACAGGTAAGGTGCGATCCATGCGTAAGAAGCCAGGAAGCGATGGCGGCCCTAGAAACAGGGTTGATGTCAAAGCACCTGAGCCAGATACGCGACGGATCTTCGTGCTCGTCTTTCGACGAACGGCAAAGGGGACAGATGATGTACTACCTGTTAAAGCTCCCCTCATCAAGGCTATATTATAGCCAGCAAAACGCTTAACTGGATTATCTTGTTGAGCGCTGTGAATGATCTCAAGCCATGACCAGTTCCACGTGTTACGGTGGAATCGAGCATAACCTGAGGCCATAAACACATCCCAGGGAACCTCAAGAGCTGTGTCAACGTTGCCTTTAAAAGGGCGACAAAGATACAGGTCTTTTGGAATAAGTGACTCAAGAAAATCGAGGCACTCATAGAAGATACGTTCCCACGTACCTTTCGACCTGGAAAGATTGCAAAACTTGAAAATGTTTTCGAGTGAATCGAAAGCATAATCAAGATTGATGGGACGGACATCCTTGCCTTCAAACCAATCTGCACCACAAGACTCTCTAAAAGGACCTTGCAGAAAGGTCTTACTTAGATTCGCCTTAAAGCCGCATACTCCGAGAAGTTGGAGTACGCGACCAGCAACAGATTGCCGAACAATGATATCATCGCCGTAGACTGAGAAATCAGCCTTCAAGCGGTGTTCACCGTAGGCAACGTTGCAAAGGGACGCGAAAATGAGCGTCTCAAGTGGAAAGCAGAAGCCGTTTCCCATAGTCGTGAACTTTTGATAGCATGTTTCCGTGTTATCAATAGAATACGACTTCGACCGGATACTGTTAAGAAAACAGTACCAAGTGTCGGGTAGCAAACGTTTACAGAGACCGATCGATATGCTATCACTAGCAGAGGATAGATCTATGGTAACGTAAGGATCTTCTTGACCAGGGAGCGAGCCATTTCTGGCTAACCTCTGATTAAGAGTTTGATCCCGCAGATCGATGCCTACGCGAGTTAAGCGTTTCCGCATAACTTCGTCGACACCTTTCTGCAGATACCCATTAAGGAGCGGCTCGACAGCTATGGTCCTATCGACCTTCACTGTCTTGGGCACGAACGAGATTTTATTGCTTTGAAGCACGTCCAGTCGGGACATGAAAGCCTGACGGAAGTCAGGCTGACTGTCACAATAGTAGTGACTATCAGGGTGCTGTAACAACATCTCCCTGATAAGTGGGTCACCACTAAACGCGGCATAGGCGTACTCAACTGCGCCAGGTGTAACGGACCAGCTTCGCGAGAGAAGTTTCCTCGCGGAGTTGGTAGCATTACCGTGTACACCTACGGAGGCGCCGGGTCCAAAGCTACAGTTATCCCATATCTCTGTGAGGTTCAATTCACCGAGAACGTAGGATATCCATTGAGAGGCCTTTTGAAGGGGCTCCTCAAATGGGGAGCGTACAGTATCATACGCGAGAAATCTTTGATTCATACGCTTGCACTTGTGCTCGCTTTTGAGAAAGACTTCCAGTGCCCTATCACGCGGCTTGTAACTAACAAGATTCGCGGGAAAAGGGTACTTCCGAATCACTGCAGCAATCTGATTCAGAACACGATGCTCGTGTTCCGTCCGATACGACGTGGACGAGATAGAATCAGCTCTTTCGACGAGGGCGTCCCAGTTCTTCTGGAGCAGATGCTCCTTTAGAACAGTTACATCCTCGAAGGAAGAGTAGGACTCGAGCAACACGCTTAAGAACTTCAAATAGTTTTCCCATGAAGTATTCCTAAGCCTGTCGTTGCATCGACGTAGACGCATTGACATTTGGGATTTCATTACGATCTCCTAGATGACAAGCCCACCCCTTAACGGAGTGGACAAGAACGATAAACATCGTCAGTATTGCAAGGACGATGATCAACCCGAGGACTACGTTACCTCTCTGCATGACCAACTCCTAGTGAACTAGAAGCTGATTTGCAGGGATTTGACGTGGGTCTTGAAGGTTGCGGATGCGAGAAACGCACCCATGTCGTTCAGGATTGCGTCGATGTCCGCCGAAGCAGCGCCGACGGGTACGCTGACGTTGATCTCACAGATGCTGTCACCAGAGGTGGTGAGAGCACCAGTAAGCGTCAGGGTGCGCGTGAGCTTGCAGGACGTGCGACCCACACCGGAGAAGCTTGCAGTCGGCTTCGGCGACGTACGCGCAAGGCGAATATCATCTTTCGCACTGAGCGTATGGGCCGGGCCGTTGTAAGCAACGGCATTAACGCCGAAGTTATCGGCGGTGAAGGTCTTGGCATTGACTGTCAGAGACATGAGGGATTACCCCTTTAAAAAGTACTTCGAAGAAACCGGAGAGCCATCAGTGATTTTCAAAACCGATGGAATGCAAGGCTTGATACATCAGAGCCAGAGCATCGGTGACACGGTTGAACTTATCAAAGCGGAAATCGCTATTAATAGTCAGCCCTGTCCCCTCGCCAGGATTAGGAGATCGACGTTTGACTACTTCCTTGGTAGAAAGGTAGTCACTAATCGACCCAGATAGGGTCCAAGTTCCGGGATTTATGTTAGTATAGCCAGTCGGAAAGACAAGGGTAACCTTGTCCTCTCTCTGGCTAATATAACCACCAAGCCCTTGAACACCGGCCCTCGGAACGTTAGCGTAGAGAAGATCACCTACGTTGACGAACCAGTCCACCACAAACGAGTACCGGGTAAGCTCCCACCACACCAGGATTGTATTATGGAACGTGAGTCCCAAATCAGTCCAAGGTGAGGACGTGTACTTATCGTAATAGCCAGCACGAACCGAAACCTGGTGCGTACCGGTTATACCATAAGATACACGGGCAATGCCTGTGATATCGAAAGAACCAGTATTTTTGGTCGTCGATCCAATCTGCCCTTTTGCACGGGCGGTATAGACCTGTGGTTTGACCTCATACTTTTTCTTGAGGACTACCATAGCAGCCTTGACATCGCTAACAAAGGGAGTAATCCCATAACGGAAGCGAAGCCACTCACTGGAAGCAAAGCGAATGAACGCGTTGCTGTCTGCAAGAACCTTTTCGAAACCTTTCGCGCGCTTGGCAGACGTCCTAAAATGTCTGACAAGTTTGCGAACGTTATCGAGGGGGTTCGCGAACAGTTCGTATGCTTGATGCATCTCGGCGAGACTTTCGACAAAGTTAGCCTCACCTTTTTGACGATCCTTCATACAAGCTGTCCAGACTTCAGTGCGGAGGTTCTGGATTGCGAGATTATCAACGATATCCGCCACAGATGGCGGAGGCGTAGTAATCGAGCAAAACCAGTTAGCAAAGAACTGACCATCGTACCTAAACCACTGCTTAGCAGCGGGAGAGGTGCAATAGTTAGCTACTGATGTCCACTGAAAAGATGAAAATCCAGGGTTTTCCATTGTCAAACGACGCTGGAAAAACGAGTTAATAATATACTCGCCCCTTTTCTTCCTCTTCCAGTAATCAGCAGAAACCCAGTCATAGGTAGTCAAAACGTCGCCGGTTTGAGTCTGGAGATTCTGATACTTTGTGGGTGTCTGTTCTGTGCGGTTAGCACAGGAGACAGGCCACGCGTATCGAGTCATCCCAGTCAAACCAGTGACAAGACTGCCCGTGGCCCGGTTTCGTGCATGATCTGGCATTTTTCTTTGCGCTCCAAGGCTGATTGGTAAATTGGAACACGCGATGTATGTACATAGCGTGAACGTACGACCGTAGTGAAACCGTATGCACCGGGGTTTTACGCCTTCGGCAGGTAACGCTACGTAAAGCACTTTCCAGGGTACAATCAAACGTACTTTGGGGTGGTTGCTTAAGCCACCAGAACTACCGATTCAACCCGTGAGGGTTGGACC